ACTAGTGGCGGTGCACAAGTAACCCCTGTAAAACCGGACGGATCAACTACAACTAGTGGCGGCCTCGATCGCGCTGGCGGGAGTAGTTATGTAGGATCAGTTGGTACAGCCACTAACGATCCGGCCGCAGGTAGTGGAACAAATACTAGAGGTGGTAGAGATCCATCAGCACAGTTTTCAAGAGCAATTACAGCTTTAGCTAAGGCCAACAATATTAAAAATCCTAATCTTATTAGAGTTGGTCAGACAATTAAATTACCAGGTAAGACAGAGCCGTATACCGTTGTTAAAGGCGATACCCTGTCAGGAATTGCCTCTAATAAATTTAAAGGTACTGCACCAAAGTAACCTATGAATGTTTTTGATATTATAATAGAGCAAGATCCTGCGGCAGCAACTCAAGGCAAAACTATTGAGACAATGTCTGATCTGCGCAATGCCTTCGATGACCAGCAGTGGCGAAATATTATCATGCATTTTATAAAATTAGATCTTGATCGAGCTGCTAGTACAGAGGATAGAGAATATCAAATTGATAGGGCTAACGCTGCGTTTGGTGCTAAAAGCAATCCAATGTCACCTGTTATGTGGAATTCAAAAGCTATTACCTACGGTATTAGGCTTCCTAAATCACCTAGTTCTTGGCAAGAAATATATGATTTTATAAAACCACATGCTAATACTAAGGTTCAACTAAAGACTGTTCCACAGGCATCTCCGCTTGCAACTGATAGAAAAGAAACCTTACAAGACATTTCAACTTGGGTTCCCATGAGCGTAACTGAATTCACTAAATGGGAAGGTGGCGCACATGACTATATTAAAAAATGGCTTGCAGTACTTATTGAACAAAAACGATCTAAGCAATGGGCCGATGCATATAAAACAGGCAGTACTAATCAGGCGAAACGAGCAAGAGATACTATTGTTCAAGGCCTTGGTGAACAATTTGAAAAAGAAGGCAAGCTTCTTAAAAAAGACGTAGATATTGGATTATTTTCAGCTCTTAGAACGATGGATACTATTATTAGTAACTATCTTTTAGGAAAAAAATAATTGACTTCTTTTAATTAATCCCGTATAATACAATATAACTTTTAAAGGAGAAAACACTCATGAGTGATCGCACCTATGGCGCAGAAGAAAAGGCAAAACTAGAAAAATTGGTTAACGAAGGCGTTACAGTATTACAAGAGATTGAAGACCTACAAGAAGGTCTGAAAGATACTATTAAATCAGTAGCAGAAGAATTAGACATTAAGCCTGGCTTAATTACCAAAGCAATTAAAATTGCACGAAAAGGCGACTGGGATCGTGTTGCTGGCGAGTTTGACGACTTAGAAACATTGGTCGTAACCGTTGGCAAGGATAAATGATTAAAAAAATAAAAGACTTTTGGCTGGACAGTTATCATAGTGATAAAACTGCTTTTACTTTTGAGTTAATTAGTTTTGTGTTTACAGTAGCGGCAAGTTTAACTCTTGCCTTTACTGCACAAAGTCCAAACATGGCTGTTATCTATCCTGGCTTCTTTATTGGAAGTATCACTGGCACATACGCTTATTATAGAAGAGGCTTGGCTTGGCCAATGTTACTGACTGGTTATTTTGCAGTTATAAACGTATTCGGGTTTGGCGTTGCAAATAGTTGGTGGTAATAAATATTTATAGAGTCGTTCACTTACGAACATGTAGAGGCAACGTTAGCCATTAATAACGGGGAGGCATTTAATTGAGTTACGTAGACGCATTGTTTGACCGTGATCATGATACGATCAAAATAGTTGAACGCAAAGACGGAGTTAGAACATTCCGTGAATATCCTGTAAAGTATACATTTTACTACAAAGACCAAAAAGGCAAGTACAAGAGTGTGTACGGAGATCCTTTGAGTCGTATTGTATGTAAGAACACAAAAGATTTCCGCAAAGAAATTGCCATCAATCGAGATAAAACTTTATTTGAAAGTGATATTAATCCAATCTTTCAATGTCTAAGTGAAAACTATCTCAACCAAGATGCTCCAAAACTAAACATTGCATTTTTCGATATTGAGACAGACTTTGATCCCGAACGTGGATTTGCTGACCCTAGCGATCCATTTATGGGCATTACGTCTGTCTCCGTTTATTTGCAGTGGTTAGAAACAATGATATGTTTGGCAGTTCCTCCTAAGACACTTACTATGGAGCAAGCAACAGAATTAGTTAAAGATATTCCTAATGTAATGTTGTTTGAAAAAGAAAAGGACATGCTGGACACGTTCTTAACACTTATCGAAGAAGCTGATATATTAAGTGGTTGGAACAGCGAGGGCTATGATATCCCTTATATTGTAAATCGTGTAGCCCGCATAATGAGTAAAGACGATACAAGACGTTTTTGCTTATGGGGTCAATTGCCTAAGAAGCGTGAATACGAAAAGTACGGCAAGATGAGCGAGACATACGATTTAGTAGGTCGTGTACACGTAGACAGTTTGAACTTGTATCGTAAGTATACCTATGAAGAACGTCACAGTTATCGACTAGATGCTATTGGTGAAATTGAAGTAGGCGAAAACAAGACAGCATACGAAGGTACGTTGGATCAGCTTTACAACAATGACTTTAAAAAGTTTATTCAATACAACATTCAAGATACTGCACTACTTGATAAGTTAGATAAAAAACTGCGCTTTATTGATTTGAGTAATACCATTGCACATGAGAACACCGTGCTTATCCAAACTACAATGGGTGCTGTTGCTGTTACTGAACAAGGTATTATCAACGAAGCTCACAATCGTGGATTGCAGGTTCCCAATCGTACAAACAGAGATAACGAAGAAAATATACAAGCCGCAGGTGCATACGTTGCGTTTCCTAAAAAAGGCTTGCACAAATGGATTGGTTCGATGGACTTGAACTCTCTGTATCCGTCAGTGATTCGTGCTTTGAATATGGCTCCAGAAACTATCGTTGGACAAATACGACTAGACATCAGTGATGCTCGTGTTCACGAAGACATAACTCTTAAGAAAAAAACATTTGCTGGAAGTTGGGAAGGTCGTTTTGCAACAGAAGAATACGAAGCTGTTATGAGCAAGCGCAAGGATGTTGCTCTAACAATAGACTTTGAAAGCGGACAAACAGAAGTAATGAGCGGTGCTGAAATTTATAAATTAATTTTTGACAGTAACAATCCGTGGATGCTCAGTAGTAACGGCACTATCTTTACACAAGAGTTTGAAGGTGTTATTCCAGGTATTCTAAAGCGTTGGTATGCTGAACGTAAGGACCTGCAAAAGATGCTGAAAAAAGCAAAAGAAGCAGGTAACAAAGCAGAAATTGAATACTGGGATAAACGACAGTTAGTTAAGAAGATTTTGCTTAACAGTTTGTACGGTGCTATTCTTAACCCAGGTTGTAGATTTTTTGACAAGCGTATTGGTCAGAGTACTACTCTTACTGGTCGTACTATTGTTAAACACATGAGTGCAGAAGTAAACAAAGTTATTACTGGTGTTTATGATCACGTTGGTGAGGCAGTAATTTACGGTGACACTGACTCTGTGTATTTTAGTGCTTGGCCTACTCTCAGTAAAGAAGTAGAAGCAGGTAAGATTCCGTGGTCTAAAGAAAATGTTATTACACTTTACGATCAAGTAGCAGAAGCAGCCAATGCTACGTTTGTTGACATGATGGCAAAATCATTTCATTGTCCAAAAAGTCGAGCAGAAGTTATTGCCGCAGGTCGTGAGATTGTTGCTGAAAGCGGATTGTTTATTACTAAAAAACGTTATGCGGCTCTGGTATATGACACAGAAGGTTTCCGCAGTGACGTAGATGGTAAGCCAGGCAAAGTAAAGGCTATGGGCTTAGACCTGCGTAGAAGTGATACACCTGTGTTTATGCAAGAATTTCTAAGCGAACTATTGCTTATGGTGCTTACAGATAAACCTAGAGAAGATGTATTAGAACGTATTACAAGATTCCGGCAAGAGTTTAGTGAACGTCCGGGTTGGGAGAAAGGTAGTCCAAAACGTGCAAACAAGATTGGACACTATCAACGACTCGAAGCAAAACAGGGCAAAGCAAACATGCCCGGCCACGTTAGAGCAAGTATTAATTGGAATACACTTAAACGTATGAACGGAGACAAATACTCGCAAGAGATTGTTGACGGCATGAAAGTTATTGTTTGCAAACTAAAACAAAACCCATTGGGCTATACAAGTGTTGCTTATCCAACAGATGAATTACGTATGCCTGAATGGTTCAAAGAACTGCCATTTGATGATGCAGCAATGGCAGAAACTATTATTGATAATAAGTTAGACAATTTGATTGGAGTGCTGGACTATCCATTAGAGGATACTAAGCGACACAATACCTTCAACAGTTTGTTTGACTTTGGAGACTAAAATGAAAATTAAAATTGAAGTAGAAGTAGATACAGAAAGAGATCACGATTTACAAATAATCGAAGAACTCATTCAGATGTTAAAAGAATTAAAAGAAAGATTTCAGGATTAAAGTAATGCGTATTTTAATGACAGGTCATAAAGGATTTATTGGTAGTCACCTTTATCCATATTTGTGGGATAGAGGCTATACTATGTATGGTATAGATTTAAAAGATGGAAAAGACATTCTAACATGTACACTTGATTACGAAGTTGATGTAGTAATACATCTAGCAGGAAAAAGTGGTGTAAGAGAAAGTATGCGGCTTCCTGGACCTTATTGGCATGTCAACGTTGAAGGATCGCGTAGAATTTTTGATCAGTTTAGTGAAGCTCGCATACTGTATGCAAGTTCAAGTTCAGCATATGAGCCTACACTAAATCCGTATGCCGCATCCAAATATATCATGGACATGATGGCTCCGGATAATAGCGTGGGTATGAGATTCCATACTGTGTATTCTGACAATCCTAGAAAAGGCATGTTATTGGATAAACTGTTATCAAACTCACTAGAATATATCACTGATCATTCTAGAGATTTTATTCACGTAGAGGATCTATGTGATGCTATTGAGCTATTGATAAAAAATCCAAATATTAAAGGAGTAGTTGATGTTGGTACTGGCGAAAGTACTAACGTTCAAGATCTAGCTCCAGGAAAACCGCTTCGTTTAAATAGACTACACGAAAGAAAGTGTACACAGGCAAACATAGAAATTTTAAAAGAATTAGGCTTTGAACCTAAATACAATGTCAAAGAGTTCTTGACAAATAAAGGCTTAGACATTAAACTGTAATTTAATAAGGAGATATACAGGCATGAAAGACATACTACAAGATATCGTAGCACATACACACGCACTAGGATTTTTAGCACTAGTGAAAGTTAATTCAGAAAACGGATCAACTACTATTGATTCAATGGCAGAAGATCGTTCTGTTATTTTAACTGCAAGCACTCATAAACCAGTCGCTGAATTTATTGGCACATTTGGTATGCCAAACTTAGATAAACTTTCTCTCCATTTAAAAAATCCTGAGTATAAGGATAAGGCAAAGATTGAAGTTAAAAGTGCAGAAAGAAACGGTGACGTTATTCCAACACACATTCACTTTGAAAATGCCGCAGGTGACTTTGAAAACGATTATCGCTTTATGAACAAAGCAATTATCGAAGAAAAACTTAAGACTGTTAAATTCAAAGGCGCATCATGGGAAGTAACATTTAAACCTAGTGTTGCATCAATTCAACGTATGAAGCTAATGAGCGCCGCACACAGCGAAGAGCCAATCTTTACTGTCAAGACAGAGAACAATAATCTAGTTTTTTACTTTGGTGACGCAAGTACACACGCAGGTTCATTTGTATTTCAACACGATATATCTGGATCTCTAAAGCATGCATGGAGTTGGCCAGTTGCACAAATTCAAAGTATTCTAAATCTAGACGGTGACTCTACTGTGAGCATTTCTGATCAAGGTGCTATGATGATCAGTATTGACAGCGGATTAGCAAAATACGATTACATTCTTCCTGCGCAGAGCAAGTAATGAATAGTGTACAAATACTATCTGCATGTTTAGCATTTTTAGTTCTGTGTGGCGCTGTATATGGTCACATAGGATTTAAAAAAATTAAAGAATGTTACGGCATGTGGTTTACAAAGGAATATTGGACTGACTATAATACAGTAGAGTTTGCCAGTTGGGCGGCTAAGGCCTTTATTATTGTTCCTGGCTTAATATTTGGTATACAAATTTGGTGGTTATATTTCTTCACGTTGTTTACAAGTCTAACATTGATTTGGGCTAGCGAGAAGAAACTGTTACCAACATTAGTAGGGTTCAACACTATATGGGCTTGGATTAGCTGTATGGTATTGGCACAACATTTGGTATAATAATGAATAAAGACTTAACAGCAACACAAAACGATTACGCACACTTTTTACCAGCACTAAGTGGCTTTTATGCAACTTACGTGGGCAAGCAGCGTTTTCCTGATCCTGTTAAAGGTCCTTACATCGAAGACACTCGTATTCCGGCTAACTTTCAAAATGGTGTAGAAAGTCTTAACTATCTAAATGCACAACAGGGAGCGTTTACCTATAAGTGGACGCTTTACTCTGCGGGTCACGCTGATTTAGATACAAACAAAATTGTGCCTAAAGAAGATATGGTACGGAACAGGGATCGTCAAAACACTTGGTTACTAGGCGACTCAGGTGGTTTCCAGATTGGTAAGGGTGTTTGGGAAGGTGATTGGAAAGATCCTAATTGTCCTAAGGCACAAAAGAAACGAGATGGTGTATTACGTTGGATGGATGCGTATATGGACTATGGCATGGTACTTGATATTCCTGCCTGGGTCGCTCGCTCACCCGAAGGTGCAAAAGCTACAGGCATTAGTACATACGACGAAGCTGTAACCGCAACACGTATCAATAACGATTATTGGATGAAGCATCGTACAGGTGCTTGTAAGTTCTTAAACGTACTACAAGGTGAGAATCATACAGATGCAGAAGATTGGTATCAGCAGATGAAAGATTATTGCGATCCAGTTAAGTATCCTGACAATCACTTTAATGGGTGGTCAATGGGTGGGCAAAATATGTGTGACGTGCATCTAGTACTTAAACGTATAGTAGCACTACACTTTGATGGCTTACTACAAAGTGGCGTACATGATGTAATGCACTTCTTGGGTACTAGTAAGTTAGAGTGGGCATGTTTGCTTACAGACTTACAACGTGCTATTCGTAAGTATTACAATCCTACTATGATGTTGACATTTGACTGTGCAAGTCCATTCTTAGCAACTGCTAATGGACAGATTTATATTCAGAACGAAACACCTGATAGAGGCAAGTGGACCTATAGAATGGTTCCAAGCATTGACGATAAAAAGTATGCAACTGATACTAGAACTTTTAAACAAGCAGTATTGCAAGATGGTATCTTTAAAAACTTTGAAGATAGTCCTATTACAGCAGAAATGAAAGTTAGTGATGTATGCGTTTACAAACCAGGTGACTTGAATAAAATTGGCAAAGAAGGTCGCACAAGTTGGGATAGTTTTAGTTACGCTATTCAAATGGGCCATAATGTTTGGAGCCATATTAATGCAGTACAGGAAGCTAACAGACAGTATGATGCTGGAGTTGTACCAAACATGCTTGTACAAGAAAAGTTTGACAGGGTGTTCTTTAGAGATCTTGTAGAAGAAATCTTTTCACAGACTACAAGAGAAGCTGCAAATAAGTTGATAGAACAAAACTCAAAGTTTTGGATGGCTATTCCAGGCACTAGAGGCGCCATTGGTAAAAAGACTGTAAACTCTAGCACATATTTTGGAGCTTTGTTTGATGTAGTTGAACCTGAAGTAGAAGAACTGGAAGATGGTTGTTTTACAGAAGATGAAGAACATAAATTGGAGGCGTTAGAGGATGAGCAACTTTAATAATGACTATGATAAACTCAAAGCACATCTAGAAGAATTAGAACGGCGACATAAAGAGCTTGACACAGAAATTGAAGTACGCTATAATAATATAACAGCCTCAGACGAAGTTCGAAAAAAGAAAACTATGAAGCTATGGCTTAAAGACGAGATACATCGAATCAACCAACAATTAATAAGAATGACTTTAACATGAAAAGAGATTACAGCACAGGTGAAGCAGATGACGCAGTATTTTTCTTTGGATATGAAATAGAAAAAACTCCTGCTTATGGAATGCCCACACTGTTTGTTACAGGGGTTCATAGTCCAGACGTTGTAGAAAAGCACATGATCGAACAAGATGTAAAGCATATTTTCTTTGGTGCTAATCACAGCTTTCATCCTGACATAGGTAGCTTTGACGCATGGTTAGAGTGGGAATCTATGATTCTTCCATTCTTGGAACAAGGTGTTCTATGTACTTTAGACATTCCATTATCCCACGTTGAAACATTCAACGACAGTGCATTTAACGAGTATAGCAATTTTATTCCACAGATTCGAGTTCCTATTCCATACATCCGTTTATGGAATTACAACACAATGCTTAAGATTGACGACAAAGATTTTAAAGCATCTAATCCCGGTGTTTGGTGTCACAGCCTACACGACCTAATGGATCGTTCAAAGTTTACCGAATGGTCTCAATATTCCGAAGACGAAGTTATCAAATAAGTTGACAACTACCTACATTGAAAGTATCATAAGAACATGAGTACAGCAATTACAAAAAGCATCTGGGTAACCTTCCGTAAAGAAGGCATTCATCTTTACCCGGCAGCACTTACAGACCCTAATCTAAAAACTGGAGATCAGTATGACGTAAGTTTTCTAGGCTATCCCCATAGACACATTTTTCACTTTAAAATTCGTATCGAAGTGTTTCACGACGATCGTGACATCGAATTTATTCAATTTAAGCGTTGGTTAGAAAATCTTTATAATCAAGGCACACTAGAACTGAATCACAAATCATGTGAGATGATTTCAGATGATTTGTATCAGCAAATTCGTTCAAAGTTTCCAGGCCGCTTTGTCGAAATAGAAGTCTCCGAAGATGGAGAAAACGGCTCACTTATCTATTATCCATTCAATCTTTAAAAGGTAAATTAAAATGGCACAAACTTTTCCTCCAGTCAATAAAATTTTCGACGACTTGGATAAGTTCCGCGACTTTTGTCGCTTCGAAGGTTACGGTGGGTATCCTTTCGATGAGAAGGATCTTTATGATACCCAGTCGCCTGTTTGGCAGGCTTACCAAAAATTCTTAATCTACAAATCGAAGAGTCGTGGTAGATTTAATAATTACAACAATAACACCAATACTAACAATGGTGCAAAACGTTTTTACGACCGTAGAGGTTCTTAATGACAATCTATATCGTAGATATTGAAGCAGTTGACACTCGCTATACTAAGCAGTGGAAGGAATACTTACCTAAACAACTGCATCATGCTACGAATAAAGAAGTAGTAGTCATTAGTGGCGGTGATACACCACAAGCTACAACTCCTGGAGCATTTCTTAATTTTGGTGGTACTAATGTTTATAAAAGTAAACAGTTGGAAACCATAGGGGAGATGTTTTGTAGGGGAGATGTTAAAGATGGCGACTACTTCCTTTATACTGATGCGTGGAACCCTACAGTTATACAGCTTCGTTACATGGCTGAATTGCTAAACATTAATATCAGAATTGGTGGCTTATGGCATGCTGGTAGTTATGATCCTCAAGATTTCTTAGGTCGACTGATTGGAAACAAGCCTTGGGTAAGACATGCTGAACAGAGTATGTTTTTTACATACGACGATAACTTCTTTGCTACAGATTTTCACATTGACATGTTTGTAAGAACATTGTTTGGTCTAGATAATCCTTGGATAGAAGATGATATAGCTGATGCATTGGCTGGCGAACATCCTAGAATCAAACGTGTGGGCTGGCCTATGGAATATCTAGAACACAGCCTAGACAGTTACAAATGCATGGATAAGGAAAATTTAATTGTTTTCCCTCATCGTATTGCTCCCGAGATACAAGTTGATATTTTTCGCGATCTTAAAGAACAACTACCTCAGTATGAATTTGTAATTTGTCAAGAGCAACAATTAACTAAGAACGAATATCATAATATTCTTGGTCGTGCTAAATTAGTGTTTTCAGCTAACTTGCAAGAAACATTAGGTATTAGTTGGTACGAAGGCGCTCTAGTAAATGCTATTCCAATGGTTCCTGATCGTTTAAGCTATTCTGAAATGGCTTTAGCAGAGTTTAAGTATCCTAGTACATGGACAGAAGATTTTGGATCTTATATTCAAAATAGAAAACAAATAGTAAATCAAGTAGTTGAATATATGGAAAATTACGAAAGTTTTCTTCCTAGCTTACTTAAACAAACAGCAAAACTTAAAAAAGAATTCTTCTCAGGAAAAGCTCTTTATGAGGCAATAAATGGATGATAAAGATTCCAACACTGTTGTTATAAATTTAAACGACACATACGGTTCAACAACTACATATCTTGGCGGTAGCGGTGTTGGCATCCTAGCACAAGATCTAGGTTCAATAGATAGCAGTTATACAATAACTCTTGATGATACTATTAGTATAGGCAGTGGTGCAGGTGGATATAATACGATAACCAGCGGCGCTGGTGGAACTTACACTACAATAAGCCCTGTAGACCCCCAATGGTGGGTAACCACACAAAACACGCATATCGAAATAGTTGAAGTTGAATCTATGTGTAAAGAATACCCTGCACTAGC